GACGTCCATATACATGCCGCTCTTCACCCTGCGGCCGTACTCCATCTTCGTGATGTACTGAACGTGAGTCTTACGCTCTGCAGTGTAGAAGTTCGTAGCCGCAAACGGCAGCAGGATGTCGTCGATAGCCACAAACTCACTCATAGGACGTCGGTACTGTGCGCTCCACATGAACTTCATGTACTGACCCCCGCCGAGCGGCAGCTGCGTGCTGAGCTGCTCAAGTTCACCACGAAACTCAACCATCTGCTGAGTCGTCTGCCAGTTCATGAAGTCGACCTTGCGGGATGCCTTCTCGACCTTCTTCTTGTCATGTTCTCCGTACAGCTTACTCTTCACTGGGCCGTTCGGAGGGAAAATTTCCTTCATGAACCGTGCAGAGAAGTCAACGCAGGCCTCAACCAGCATCGGATGCACGACCTTGTTCGCACCGGTGAACTGCGCTCCACCAGGGGCGTCGTCGCCGAGACCTGTGCGCCGCAGGCCCTCTTCGTACTGCTTGTCGCGCTTTTCACGTGCTTCCTTGTCACGGCTGATTTTCTCCATCAGGTCGTCGACAGCCTCGTCAAGCATCTCCTTGTCTACTTCCTCAACGATGTTGGCAAAGTGCTCCAAGGTCTCGCGCTCATCCTCTTCATCCTCCATCTTGAGAATAACGCCGCCATCTTCGGTATCTTCGACCTCAGGAGTGGAATCTTCCAGTTCTATAGATTCACCCTGAAGTTCCTCTTCCTCATCAAACTCGTACATTTTAGCCATGTGCATCCTTTCGGTTTGGTATACTGCGTTCAGACAATATACATTGCTTTATATTTATTGGCAACTATTTATACTTATTGTTCAACGCTGCCCTAGCGCGGTCCTTGAAACTGGTGTCGTGGTAGTCGTTGTACATACTGACGAGGTCACCCTTGGCGTAGCCTTTGACAGGTCCGCCTTTTGCTTTCATTAGCCCTGCTTCATCGCGCTTGAGCGGGTCGAACGCTGCGTATTTAGATCTCATTCGGCTTTGGTCCAAGGTGGAGATAATGTCTGATATCTCTATGTAATCTTTATGCGCAGAATCGTCCGTATTTTTCAGTACTGATCCAGGGAGACCTTCTTCTTTCGCCTTATTCACTACACTGCTATACGGCTTATCCCTATAGTTTCCGCCTTTAAAGTCCTCAACACTAAAGCCTTTCGTATTGATGAGCAAAGGCATTACGTTCGCACCTTCTGGTACTGTGTCACTAAGCATATATTTACCGGGAGGCATGATGTACGGCTTAACTTGGTCATCCCGTATCATCTCATCAAGCCGATCTATATACCATTTGTCGCCTCTTTCTTTCGCCAAGTCATATGCACGCCCAAGCATTATTTCCGTTCTCGGAGACCCTAAAAGCGAGTATCCTGATGCCACCTTGGGGCTTGAGCTGGCAAAATCCGCTAGTTTCGCGCTTTTGGCTCCCGTTTCCCCCCCTCTTTTCGCCTCATCAAAGGCACTGAAATTTCCTGTTGTTCCGTGATACGCCGGCTGCGTGAATCCCATAGCCTCGGCTCTTTCTGCGGCGGTATTGTTCGGACGCAATCCAAGCCCGCCCTCCTCAACTGGGAGTGCAGCATTCCGCTGTGCATCCGCAAACTGTTTCGCAATCCCGCGCTCATAGTCGCCTTTTATCTGAGCCCACGGTTCGCTTTCAACAACTCCATACGGGACCGCTTTACTCGCGGAAGGTTTCCTCAAAACCCCGCCTATAGGTCCCACATCCGCAACATCAAACAGGGGGTTGTCGACCATTGACGGCGCCTGCACGCCCATATCCTTCATCATCTGCTGACTGGCGGCATAATTCTCCTGTAACGGCTCGGTTGCAAGGTCAATCCCCTGCAGTCCTGCTCCTATGGCCTGTCCAGTGGGTGAGGAGGCGACGTGCGTCACCATCTGATGCAGAGCGTCTCCGCCTGCCGATGCGGCGTCAGCGAGGCCTTTCTGCAACTCTGGCGGCAGTTTACTGAAGATGGCCCTTCCGGCATCAACTGCAGCAGTCGGGAGACCTTCGTTGAACTCACGGACTCTGGTTGGCACGTCACCGACGTACTTCATCGCAAGGTCGGCAAGTGCGTTGGCGCTACGCGGGGTATTGGGTTCAGACGGCATAGGGATTTATCCTTTCTTTAGGCGGACGTTCAATGGCATCATAGTCTTTGGCTTTCGGAAGCTCGAACCAGCGGTCGTTTTTCAGGTATATTATCGCCTGCGTGAATGTATCGACATAGTCGTCATGCTCGGCCACAGGAAACTTCGCCACCTGCTTCATGAACTGCGCCGCCCAGCTTACCGGATGCCCGGGGGTCTTTGCCGACTCAGGCACCCATACCATACCCAGTTCTAGTGTTGGTGCGGCCTGATGCGCACGGGATATTTTATCGGCTCTACCTGGATTGTAGCCAATTGCCGGGACTTTTGCAAGACGTAAATCCTGCAAGAGCGACTGACCGCTGGCCTTCTCCTCAATGAGTATCCTGTCAGGTCTGCGTGCCCTATGGAACGCATTCTCCTTACTTAGTCCTCCGTACTCCGTACTCCAGTCCTTGACCACTCTCGAACGCATATCCGGATAGCTGAGGTGTTCATCCCACGCGTCCACCAGCATGACGTTGCGCTGCCCCTCGTGCGTGAACACCGCCCAGACAGTACACGCAGTGGGGTCACCGGTCGTCTTCTCGGTGAACGCGCAGTCGTAGGACTGCAGGATGTATTCAAACGGTGGAAGCCCTCTGTCTGAAGGCCATAGTTGAATGTAGCTTGTCTTGAGTATACCCCCGCCCGAAGGTTCAGGATTCTGCTGGAGCTGCCCACTTGACCCATAAACCCCCAGCATTGTCTTCAGTGTAGCTACCTCTGAAGTACCTAGTCTTTCGGGGGATATGAGCTCCCCCTCTTCAGTTCTCGGGTCATACGCACCAAGAACAGTGCGGCGTTTTACCCTGTCATACTCCATCGGAATGAGAATATGCTCCCACCCGCCGAGTTCTTCCAATATGTACCCGCTGATGTCTTTCTCATGCAGACGCTGCATGACGACTATGTTCGCATCTGTTTTAGCGTTGTTCAACCGCGAACTCCATACGCTGGCCATCCATTCTATGGTTGACTCACGTATGACGTCTGACTGTGCTTCCTGCGCATTGTGGGGATCATCCAGGATCAGACGGCTTCCTCCATCCCCGGTGGCCGATCCACCAACGGACGTTGCTATACGGTATCCTGTGTGGTCATTTTCATACCTGCTCTTGATGTTCTGGTCACCTGATAGGTTGAACCTGTCACCCCATCGTTCCTGAAACCACGGAGACTGAATGAGTCTGCGCGACTTCAGTGCGTCTCTTGTCGACAGCACACTGGAGTACGATGCACATAGATATTTCTGATGCGGGGATTTAATCCACTCCCAAACCGGGAACATAACCGACACAAGAGTCGATTTTGACATCCTAGGTGGAATATTTATAAGCAGTCTGCGTATCTGTCCGTTGGTCACCGCTTCAAGATGCTCCGCAATAATCTTGATATGCCACCCGTCTGTAAATGTCACCCCTGGCTCTACGACAGGCCATGCCTGTTTTATGAACTCATAGAATGAGTCCTCCGTAGCCCGCTTCTCCTCTTCTTTTTTAAGAAGGTCGAGTAGTATGGCCGGAGTGAGGTCACTCATTCAGCGGCACCTCCGGCTGTTTTCTCAAGCATCGCACGCATGGTTGCCAACTCGTCGTTGCTCAACCCCCTGAAATCAACCGCGGCGAGGTTCACCGGTCCGCCGTTTGCTCCGGTAATCTCCTGCTTGATGGTCTGTGTGCTCGCCCACTCGTGCTTATGCTTCAGCACCTCAAGCGCGGTCTTGGCGTCGCCGTTCAACGCTGCCGTGCGGAGCACTGAGGCCATCTCACGTTCGCTGTCGGCCTTCCCCGCTACAATTGCGAATTCCACACGGGAGTCAAGCTGCTCAATCTGGCGGAACTCACGAAGCGTCAGACCTGCGTGGTACGCAAGACTTGCGCCTTTCAGCCCGAGTACCGACGCCTCATACAGCTTATCAAGCGTCTCCTCGGTAGCCCTCACCTCTTTCGGGGTGAAATCCAACGAATACCCGCGTGCATTCAACCCTGTGTATCCTAGCGAGGCCTCGCGTGTCTGCATATCATCCATAGTCAGCGCAGGTTAAATGTTCATATAAACCTAGTCAATATATGTCTTAAATACAAACCGTTTTGTATTCATATCCATCCAGTAGATGTGCTCTGGGTCTAACTCAATATCCACCGTACTCTCATAGTCGTCAAGTTCGACAGGTTCTCCTTTATACCATGCCAGCGTATCTCCGTGGGCGTACTGGTACGTTGGAAGATCTTTATGTCTTGGCTCGATACATGTGTCTGCAGGCCCTAGCAGCATGTCTTCAACCGGTGGTGAGTGACGGAGCCGTGACCTCGGCAGCTCTTCGGGTACCGTGTTTTGCACTGGTTCGGGTTCTCTCTGCGGCTCGGGCGCACGACGTCGCCGTGGACTATCAACCTGGGGCGTGGATGTGTTGGCAGGAGAAACGACCGGTGCCGGTGCCGGTGCCTCCGCCCTACGTCGCTTCTTCTTTTTCTTCGCGGGGACAGGCCTTGTTGACCGGGTATGCTCATCCATCAGCTTGCGGACCTGCTCCTCGTACCACACCAACGCAACCTGCTTCGCCTCCGCCTTCAGCTCCAGCAGTTTTTTGTCAACCTCGTACCCGAGCGCTCCTTTTATGCTCCCGAAGTAGAAATACTTTCCAAAAAAAGTCGTCTCAAGTTTCATGGTAAGTAATTTTTGTCTGTTTTTTATTGGCAAGAAAATATAGGTAAATAAATTCTTTCCTAAAAATCCAAGAAGATTTTTTTAGAAAAATTTTTTTGGTATTGGGGGCGATGGTACCTTTTCAAAAACAAGGGGGCCTGTTTTCTGGAGGGGGGTGCCGTTTTATAGGTAAATTAGGTATTTAACTTAAAAATTTAGTCCTAACTTTGAAAATTTTTTGCTATGGGTGGGGGCCCTGCAGCTGCAACACTCCAGCGATTTAGGGGTGGTCGGGGGTCAAATAAGTATCATTCCTATTTAGGTTTCATTCCTGTTTAGGTTTCATTCCTATTTAAGCCTGGTTCCTGTTTGATCATGGAGCCAGTCAGCCGGGAGCCAGTCAGCCGGGAGCCAGTCAGCCAGTCAGCCCATCAGCCCATCAGCCCATCAGCCCATCAGCCCATCAGCCCATCAGCTCATCAGCTCCATATTATATAACACAACTTTTTTGTGTTGCGTGAAGAAAAAAGTTTGCTGTTAACAAAAAAGGTTGTACATTATAGGTGTAGGGATTGACGACAACAACAACCAAAACAACCAGGAGACAACACCCATGAATTACGAAAAACAGCATAACGGCAGCTATCTATTTACAGACATAGTAAATAACCAGCTGGTGAAGCAAGTGTATCACGGTTACACACTCACAGAATGTAAGCAGCAGTTTCGGCAGTATTTAGCAGGATTGAAGTAATCAGTATCAACCACAACAAAACAACCAAAATAATAAGGAGACAACACCAATGAAAGCGATAGAATGTAAATACTTGGCACCAACTGATCACCGCGGTTCGCGAATAAAGGCAACTGCAGGCAAAGGTATCAGTGTTACAATACCATATGATTATAGTCTGTCTACTTATGAGCTGTATGAAGCGGCAGCGCTGGCACTGATTGAAAAAAGGGGCTGGCGAAACGGAATGAAAATAAAGGGCGGCGATACTGAAACTGGCATGGTATTCGTGTTCGTGTAGCCGCTCAACCAACAA